TAGCTTTTGACGCTTCCACACCATAGGTATTAAGAGCTTTAGTAATAGCTCGAACTGCCACTTCAGTTGGAGCTAATCCGGCTACTGCTGCGACGCCAGACACTTCTAACACTGTAAGAAGATCAGCAGCTGCAACTCCGGCGGAACGAACTTGATACATACCCTCAGTTAAGTCAATCAGCGACTTAGGTATGCGTTCTGACAGGTTTATTAGACCGTCTCTTAGGTGGCCTACATCGTCAGTAGTTTTATTAAGGAGAGTTCTGACCTCAGCAAAAGAATATTCAAAGTCTATTGCAAACTTACTGGCAGCCGCTGTTGCTGCGAGAATAGGTAGAGTAATATATCGACGCATATTGCGACCGACCAGTTGCGCTGTTCTGCCAAACTCTTCCAGTCTCTTTTGAGATACTTTCCAAGCTTTCTCTGACTTTTTGGCAGAATCTTTGGACGCCGCTGCCAATCGCTTTACGTCACTAATAGCCTGTCGAACTTCACTAACAATTTCAAGTGAGATTGTTGCTGTTTTTGCCACGTTTATCTCTTAAATCTTTTACTTGACTTTCAATTGTTCCAGCAGGCATAGCTTTAACTCCATATCCAAGTGAAGCTGCAAGCTCTGATGGTTTAATAGAGTCTTCTTCAGATTGATCATTCGCCATCTCTTCAGATGCCTGCTTGTAAGCCTCGGTTTGTTGTTCCATCTCTTCTAATCTTCGAATCGCATAACTATAAAGCAACCAAAGAGGAAAGTCCATTAACTTGTAGTAGTCTATGGGGTTAGAAGATACGAAATAAGTTAATCTGGTGTATTCATTTCTAATTCCCCAGACTGATTTTCCCCAGTCGGACTCTTGCTGCTCTTCAGCTCCGTGCTCGCTGCCACTCTGGCTAAAGAGCTTGCTATGTTGCTGGCTGAGAGCCCGTTTCTGCCGAAAAAATCGGTTACTATCCTCTTAATAGTCGAGTTTGGAATATCACCAAAGTAATCAATGAACTCTTTGGCAATAGCCTGTCGGTAAACACCTGCCTCTTCAGGAACAAGAATGATGGACAGAAATCTTACCAAGCGATTCTCTTCACCCAGTAATTTAAGAATAGTAGTAATCAATTCTTGTTCTAAAGTAACAAGAGCTTGATCACCTTCCTGCGGTTGGAATAGAGCCCAGATAGGACTGATGTCAATCCCGATGAAGAGGGAAGCAAGGGCTTGATCTTGAGTGGCGGTCAACTCGCGAGTTATAAAGGTTTTACCGTTGAGTTCAACTTTAACGCACTCGTTAACAGATTCGAGAGACATAACTTCTCCCTATAAAAACTACCCAAATTTCCTGAGCCGAGCCAGGCAGGAAATCTGGGTGGTAAACAGATAAAGGCTCGGCGAGTTGTTACCTTAAGCATACTCATAAATGACTTGAAACAGTCCGTGCCGGGAACCGCAAGAGCTGGCAACAATGAAGTCGTCCTGCAGAGCAGGGTAAACATCGTAGGTAAGTTCGACATACCGAACCCGGTTCTTCTCGAACTTAAATCCGAAGTTTTCTGCCGCAGTGCAGTTAGGAGCATAGAAGTACTCGCTCAAGTTAGGTGATACACTGTTACACACCTTATGAACAATGGCAACATTTTGAAGAGTGAGTTCGCCTCCAATAATGATGCCCTTGCCTGAGTTGCTGTCCGGTAGATTGGCTGAATCAATGTCAGCTATGTCGGCGATAGCTCGACCCGCTGCCATTGTCAGATTTTCAAGCCTTCCAGCGACTACTGTAATCTTGAACGTAGCTCGCTCTCCAATGACTAACTTCTGGATAGGAGCAACTTCCTGAGAAATCACGTCCTCATATGTTTCCCGCTCAACAGCTATCTCAGCTCCAGTGGGATCTGTTCCCCCGAAGGTTTGGTCGTCTGCCATTACCTCAATAATGGTAGGCTCACCATAAGGATCAGACCCGCCAGCATCTTGAGAGTACTCTTTGTAGTACGTATAGCCGTCTCCCAGCTTACGGAAGAGTGGGTTGTAGGATCCCATGTTTTTCTCCTATGAAAAACTTAGTAAGCTGGTAGGATGAATTGAGGAGATAACAGCTGCCTCAACTCTCCTTTTTTTGATAACGTAAAATAGGGATAACTTTCCCTAAGAACAAACTGGAGAGGGATAACTTTCCCTAAGAACAAACTGGAGTCGGTGAATGTAAACAGATTACTCGTCCACTTTTAGCTTTATGCTTTGGACGATTTTTAACGTCTTGAAAATATCGTTAAAAGGAGGAGCTGGCCCAGCTCGAAACCCCCAAAATACCCTGAATAACTCCTCCTCAATAGGGCTTACTGCTATTAAGTTATATTCTCGAATTTTCGCTCGCACATCGGGGTGCCAATATCTATCATAATCCGATCTTTCCATAGATTTCATGTACTGTTGATAGAAGGCATCTTGTTGAAACATAATTGCCGGCACTTTTAGAGCCTCCACAGCATGCGCCCATGATGAGGGAATAACAATTGCCCCCTTTGCGAACTTCAAGTAATTCGCTTTAGCCAAAAATGGGGCATCGTCAATCATAAGTTTTAGTTTAGACGACTTAAATTTTATCATCCAATCCCAAAACTCTATCATATAAGGACAGGTGTCCCGATCTGATGGGCAACCCAGAATCACAACGTTATAATCGGCTTCTATTAGTTTAGTTACAAGATCGATCCACCACTGTGGAGAGATGAATAACTTTGCCTCATCTGCGCTAAATAAATGTAAGAATATAGAATTGGAGTAAAAGGTTTTTTCTCTTGTAGATAAGTGAGCTATTTTGCCGGTAGGAAGAGATTGAGGCTCATCCGACAAAAAGTCAGACATCTTCTTTCCATGTCGAGCAACAAACCGATTGACTGTCTCCTCCCCCATAGAAGGAATCCACTCTTCATTGTCAATAATTGGGACGTTTGTCCGGACGACATCATCTACCAAAGGACAATTATCAAAAAAAGTCAAACCTGCTTTAGAGGCGGCATACAAATAAACTCTTACTTTTAATTTACTTCCAAAGGCATCCCTAAGTTTTTTGATTGAGTTAGTATACTCTCCGGCAACGTAGTGATGGATTAAGTCACCTATTCCACCTCCCGTTGAGAATGCTATCCACTTTTCCTTTTGAAGGGGCTTTACTTTGGAGATTTTGGCAGGCCCTATTAACCATACTGACTTCATGTCTCGAAGTGGTTTACCTGGAAGATGTTTTTGAATGCCTGGTATTTCATTGTACCAGGCTTGGAGTTGAATGTTTGGGCCACAAAGTAAGATATGGTTTTTGGGGGACATCCAATTCGTTAATAGGTCTATCCACCCATCTGCAAAGTCAGAAGGATTGACTTGACCATAAACAAGAAAGATACCATCGTTGATTTTTTCCGGTGGAGGACCATAAGGATTTGCCTCGACCGGCTGAACTGCCTCTTTAGCTCGGCAAGAGGCAGCTACCCGCTGAATATTGCACTTAACGTCAGGAGTCCAAGCGACTGTTATCATTGTACTGCCAATAACCCCTACTTCTTGAAGTGCGAATAATATTGCTATCTTTTGATCCATGAGTCTTTCAAGTTTCTACTACATTAAGTTAAGAACTTTACAGATTGCTCAATACTATCTATCTATTGAGAACCTCTAAAATATTGCGAAACACCTCGCCTACAGAGATCCTTAGCATACAGTCACCATATCGACCATGGCAGTTAAACTTGTTGTAAATTTCATTGTAGTAACAAGGAGAATGGCAACCGTTTTGACCAGGGTATTGAATCATTCTTGCTGTTGGATAAAACTCCAGAGTTAGTCGACCATTTGTAGGCCCAAACAACCAAATAGTTGGTTTTCCTAAAGCAGCTGCTAAATGAAGCAGTCCGGAATCAGGCCCAATGAATAGATCAACTTCTGATATTAAGCTCGCTACCTCCTCTAAAGATGCTCCAGTTATATGAGGGATAGCCCTAATCTTCTTTTTTTGATGGAATGTGACAGGCACAATACCATTCGCCAGTAATTTATGGCATAACTCCTCATATCTTTTTAATGGCCAATCTTTCTCGGTTCGCTCCGATATAATCTGCATACCGACAATTGGAGCGTTAGGTAAGTGCAATAAACTTTTCAAATCAGTTTTTGAAGGTAGTTTTAAATTTAACTTAGGGGCGAAGGGAGGGCCCTCTAACAAATCACAAAAACTTCTAAGTCGACTTTTTGTGATTCTCCAGTTAGTCATATTCTCATGAAATCCGGCAGGGCAAAATAAATCAATAGCCAATTTATACTTTTTTCTAACACTGAAGTAATAAACAGTCGCTTTCCCATCTAATCCTGCAAACAAAGAGAAGTAATCTATTAGTACTACTTTTGGTATTCCCCTAAAGATAAAGTGATAGCAAGAGGGAACTGCTACTACTACATTTGGCCATCCTTTGCAAACCAAATTCTCAATTCCTGGTCGAGTGGTAAGAAGATCACCGAGCCCTCCCCGGTATCTATGGATTAGAGCAGTGTCCTGATATTCGGCATTTGGGTAAATTGTATCTAACACTAGCCTCTTATATCCCCAACGCTTAAATCTTTCAAGCTCGAAGGCACTGCGAGCTTTCAACTTAAATCCTTGTCTATTTACAAAGTAGGAGCTGAACTCAACAAACTCTTTCCTCGGTCTATCAAATAAAAGGTTGTTAGAGTCAAGACTATCTGACATAGCAAACCAATCTTTTTTGCAAATAAGTGAGTTCTTAGTTTTGTCGATGGAGTAGATAAACAAACCAGAGGAGTTTTTGGTATTACCTGAAGAGCCTCGGCAAAGTTTCTAACTCTTCCTTTGGTAGGCTTATAATGACTCCTCCACTCATGCATTCCTGCTGGACACCACAAAAAAAACTGCTCTTTAAAGGATTTTCGAGCAGTATTGAATCCCACTGAGTGAAACTTCTGATATTCCAATAGTTGAATATTGGTTTTTAGGTGTTTAAATAACCAATGATAATCAGTTGAAATTGCGAGAGTGATCTCTACATCAGGGTGTTGAAGCATGTAGCTTTCTACAGCAGAGTGAATGCAAATTAAATCCCCCAATCCACCGGATGGGCGGTGGACTAAAGTTTTACTCCGAATGCCAAGAGGATTGGTGTAATGAATTTGAACTGGAACGAACTTTTTATCTTCAGGAAGACCTTCATTAAGAGTATCAATCCAAAAAGATGTAGGAATACATACACATCTTCCCCGACTATCAACGTACCAACACGGAAAACCATCTTGAGTTGGAGGGGTTTGATCAGTTCCAACACTCAATACTGCAAATGTCTTTTAACAAGGAGCATTTACTTCCTTTCCACGATCTTGACCACAAGTAATATCAATTCTGTAAATAGTAAGTGTTGGTGTTTTACTAATCATTTTTGCCGAGCTTACTTGGCAAGGAATCATACCATTTATAAAAACAACGTTTTGAAGAGCATTTGTAACATCTTCTATTAAATCGTATGCTCCTTTAAGAGTAGAGTCTCCACGTATTTGTTTAGAGGCAGTTCTAAAAGATTTAGCAACTATAAAAACCATCCAGTAGTAGTGCTCTGTCCAGACAAAAGTACCTGGCTCTCTTTCATCCTCATCAGTAGACGAGTCAAATCCTTCGAGGGCGAGCATTACAGATGGAAATCTTTTGAACTTCATATTTTGCAAAGGGCCAGTCAAATCTGCTTCCGCTGGAACTGTATAGATATGAGCGGAAGTAAGATAATCAACCTCGCTTGCAATTATAACTTTTATAGCGTCTTCTATGTCCTGTAATGTAGAATTAGCCAATTTTGAACCTTCTTTATTTAAAATCCTTGCTTAACCGAGCTTCAAAAAAACGTGCTGCCATGTCCTCGATACTGCGAGTGTCTTCCGGTGAGATTAGGTATAGAAAGGGGCGGGGGGGCAATCGGGTGCTATATGAGGAAGCGGAGGCACCTGGTTGCCAGGCGTTTAAATCGCCTTGCAGATACTTTGCGTAGGATAGATAAGTTCCATATTCCATTCGAGTTTTTGTCATAGTTTCGTGATGATCAGCAGACGCCCCCATTATAGAAGCCATTACCGAACTGCGTAAAGTTCCTCTTCCTATAAGAATCTGCTGTCCTCCTCCCCACATACCTTTTCTTTTTCTTGCTGCGATCGTTCGTGGAGATAAGGGTGCCCAACCCGGGCCTCCTACTGCAAACCGAAACATTGTAAGATTATGAATGTGAACAGCTAAGACTGGCCAGAAAGGTCTAAAATCTCTTAGCGTCTTAATGTTTCTTTTGAAAGACCTGCCTAAGTCTTCCATTGTCAATACGCGTGGCATTAGTCTAAGTCAGTTTGGTAATTATCAGCGAACCGTCGATACTTAGATACATCCTTACCTAACTCATCAATGTTCCAAGAGGGCAGGTTAATCCAACGCCCAATGTCCTGATATTGCCTGCCGCCGAGATCTGACTTTCCATCTCTAATGTCATATAAGTGTTGGAGATACTCTTTGCGCATGTCTCGAATTATCTTCAAGTCCGAGTCCATAGCGTGACGTTGAACTAATTCCTTTACTAATTGGGTAGCTACCAACTTTGCACAGATACCAGCGATGATAGGATCAACAGTATATCCTAAAATGTAAACTTTATCGTCTGCCGCTGCAGTACCAGACCAGTCAGCTGCCAATATAACAAGACCCCCCAAGTTGTAGTCCGATGCTTTTGCTTGAGAAGCCTGAATAACTCCTGACACACTTCCAGTAATACTGTAATTGTCGGCGTCAAGAAACTTTAAGGTAAGCTGCTGCATATTAAAAGTTGAGGGCATAGTTGCTTTCGCCAGCTCAACATCACCAGCTCCATTTGCAGGATGAGAGATAGGAGAAGTATGCCAAAAGTCATAATTAAATAGATTAGCTCCAAACTCTACTCGTAAAATAGCGCGTATGAGTCCAGACTGAGTTTCAATTTCCCGTTTTATTCTACTCTCTTTAACGAGCGCTCCCAACGCATCAGTCTCCTCAAATTCTCCTGCAACTGCCAAACCAACATCAATGGCGTGGCAGTAAAGCAAACCACTCATGCTATCGCCTCTTGTTTAAAAAGTTATCATCCTACCCAAACTGTCCCAGAACCCCCGACTTCATCTGACAATGCAACACCTGCTCGTTTACCAGCAACATAAACACCTGCTGAAGTAGCCCCAAGTGTTACGGCAAGCGCCTGACCTGTAAGAACCCCTACATCGAGGGAAGCAGTTACCCTTCCTAAAATTCTTACCCAACCCGATCCTATTATAGTAATTCCTTCCACACATACACCTAAAACAGCATCGGGTCCCGGATCACCACCAGGATCGCACGTTTGTATAGTTGGTATAGGATCAAGAAAATCGGTACCACAAAGAACTACCCAATCACCTGCATTAAATGCCCCATCACCATTGCTTTCTGCATAAATATCTATGCCATTAGGCGTTATTCTAATCTTCTCCTCAAAGCCAAATGTAGTTTTAAAAGGTATCACTGGGGTGGTCTCAATAAATTAAATGTATACCGGAAAGCATCTATCTGACCTAACAACGTACCTTGCCGGTCACGCAACTCTTCTGATTGCTGTTCCAGTTTATCCATTTGTAGTTCACACATTTTCAAACTTTTATCCACATTTGCAAGCTCCATAGCCACTTCGCCTATTTTCAGTTCCAGGTGCTTTATCACCTGATCTATATCCTCGGGGGAAATAGTAATTGGATGGGATTCCATTATAATACCTTCCTTAGGTTTAGTACTACTTTTTTTGTTATTCATTTATCCTATCTCCAATAAACCATCGAATGAAGATACATCTGCATCCTTCTCCAAAGTTATTGCCCACTGACCATCTATACCTTCCATTTCAACACCGGTTCCCTTATTACCAGCTATTCGATTGATACCCGATATATCCGTTCCAACTCCCCCCGCTATTTTCTTCAGAAGGGATACATAGGTCATACCTACTATTGCATCAGATTCAAATTCGAAGTGATCTGTTTCCCATATACAGGTACAACCTGTTATAGCAGCATCTATAACACTTGCCACATCTGCCATTGTTGCAATACCAGTAAAATCTAAACCTGTTAAAGTCTGTTGTAACTCATCAACAGTAAAATTAAATTCCCCATCTGCTATCACCTGCCATGGCGTAGTAGTTCCACCAACACTATCGGAACTGCCTATTAACTTCGCAGCTCTAAAAGCGTAAGAAATGCCATAGGCTACTTGCACAGGCGTATAAATATAAGAACCTGGTGAACCACTTCTTTCAAGTACCTGAACAAGAGGAGGAGAGCCGTCAGTGTACTCACCGTAGAAAGCATGCCCTGCAGGAACATACAAGCTTAAAGCATTATTAATCCAATCAGCAGAAGTAAAGGCAGCTCGGTGGGTTAAATAGGAGCCTCGTTGATTAAAGTGAGTCTCGGCGGCGGTGGGAAGTTGGGAAGTAGCTGGAAGTCGACCAGCTGTTTTGGTAAGATTAAGATTCCCTCTGCCGGTTACAAGCTTAAAGCTTTTGTTAAAGTGATGAGGAGCGATAGAGCCAGTTTTGAGCTGAGAGATTGAATCCAGTCCCTTTACTGATAACTCACCATTATCATCAATCCTGATAAATGGCAAATCAAGCATTCGAATATCAATAGGGATGTTAGGCATTCTTATCTCCAAATAGAACTAACAGGGGTAAGGCAAGAAAACTCTAATCCTACAAACTCACTACCCGCGACTAAATGAGCTGCCCATTGATTATAACCTGCTCCTACTTTTCCATACAAACCAATCGGAAGTGTGATCCCTACTCCCGCGCCGACTTTCAGCTTGTCCCAGAATGCCAATCTGTACGGATTCACAATAGTATTCATCCTACCATAAGATTGGAACAAAGGACTGTCAGTAGTAACAGTTGTTTCCCATTGTCCTTTTTTATCCTCAGTTAAAGCCAATCTAATAAAAAATGGCTGGAATTTCACGTGAATACTTGCCACAATTGAAAAATCATCAGCATATATGACCAAAGGCTTGGGAAGAGACAAAGTAGGCTTAAAACCGATAGTATAGCCAGGCTTAAACTCCTTCCTTTCAGTATAAGTTATTGCTGCAGTTTCCCCTGTAGTATCTATGGCCTCTGGTGAATCAGTAATAAGAGTATCTCGTAAATCACCAAACTGAATTTCTAAGTCAGTATAAGCTCTAATCCAGCCTGCTAACTCTCCTTTTTTAAGTGCCAATTCTCTTTCAGTGATTAAGCGGATGTCTTTTTCAGAGGAGGCAATGTTAGCTAACTTTTGAGCAGTTGTTGATCCGATCATTCGAAGCGAGTCAGCATCGGCAGTTTTTTGAATTAGTTGAAATTCCAAGTTAGCAGCTTTCTTAGACAAGTAAGCTGTAGAGATTACGAAGAAAACCGCAAACCCCGCAAGTATAATGATAGGGAACGCTTTTTTAGACAACGGCTTTTCTACTATGAGCATGTTTGCCTCTTATAGGTAGTCGAGAAATTCCGTAGGAATTTATGATGTGGAGATTTTTAAGAGATCTATAGCGTCGCATTACATGAGTACCTTCTCGATGTCCTTTCAGATTTGTGTTGCCCTCAATTGTAACAATTCCATTAACAAATCCTTTTTCTACAAACCCACCATGTATCCAATTGTTACCGCCCCTGTAAACTAAAAATATAGCCCCAGGCTTAATATAAGTCAGCTTCACAGGATTAGTAGATAACTTACCCTTACTTAACGCCCATTTAGCAAGGGCATCGCAAGAGAAGGTATAACCAGGCAAAGTAGCATGATCTCGGTGAATGTTAAGGCTTATTGTTGCTTGAGTTATGACAAATGATACAAAACCAAGACACCAGAAAAACTCTGGGCCTTCATACCCTTGCATATAAAGCCTCACAAACGGGCCCTCATTCCGACCTCTTAACTCTTGAGCTCTTGCTTTTAAGTGCTGTTTTGCGTACGCAAGAGCAATATCCATAAAATCATCAACAGTTGGATAGGCTTTGAGCCTTCGAATCGCAGTATTATAATTGCGAGTAAGTGAGTTCCAAATGCTGGAATTTACCTCAAGACTATATACCGTATTGAAGCAAGTAGCGAAGTCCGCGACAGCCATATTGGTTACCGGGCCGAAGATACCATCCAGCTCTAAGCTATAATCATTTAGCATTAAAAACTCTTGTAAGAGTTTTACATCTGGGCCAGTTTTACCCTTTTTTAGCCCCTTCGGTAAAGGTGAAGGATAACCACCCGCCCAATTAGCCAACTCTTCCTTCTGCGCCATCATAGTGACATCCTCTTAATAAATACTGACCATTAAATCTGGCCTTATACTGGCCAGTAAATCCCATAAATTTACACTCTCCAAACTTCTCAAACATCTCTCGATAGAAGAACTCTTCGTAGTGGTAAGTCATTGGATAAGGAAACCAAATGTCAGAGCCTTTACTTGCATGTAATCTCCAAACAACCTGCGACTTTTCGAGAAAACCGCTGGGATTTATAGACTTTGTGTAGTTAGTCAATCCGTTATTTGAAACATTCTTATCTGGCAAAGCGTTTAGTGGATTAAAGTCAATAAGGTGATAATAACCATACTGCTCAGATAGATTATTTTCAAACCACCTGACTGTTCTTTTAACAACGCTTGGAATTAAAGCATCATCATCACAAAGAATAAGACTAATATCGGCCGCTGACTCCTTTATAGCTAAATTGATAAACTGACCAATGCGAGACCCACCTTGCTTCTCTTTTTGATCTTTACTATCATCAATCCTGTAAAATTTGAACTTGTGAATAATGTCATAGTAGTGCATGTCAACAATAGACCGGAGAGGAATATCACTTCCATCGTCTATTGCCACTACCTCAACAATATTTCCATGGTTTAGTTCTCGAATTGAGCCTAAAGCATTGTGTACAAGGTTTGGCCGGTTATAATATAAGAGAATTATCAAGACATTCATAATCCAAATATCCCCCAGTTTCCAAATTCTTCTGGTAGATCAGTGGCGAGGCAGTCCACTTTTAAATCCATTCTTTCATCCAGCAACTGACTTATAAGATTTTTTGCGGTATTTCTGACACCATTTATGGAGTGTGTGAATTTTAACAGTTTATCCTGTTCTGATCCACCAGCTCTTGCCTTGCTCTCACTCTCCCAGATTGTCTTATTAGCGAGCATTATTATTTGTGAATAATACAACAATTTAGCAGTGAATTGAATATCTTTCTCTTCAATAATTAAGTCAATATCATGCAAAATATCTTCAATTTCTTGTTTATAGGAATCTGCGTTTTCCGGAATATAGATTTGTTTCAATTGACAAATTGATAGCTTATCTACTAAGTCTGAAAAAATCGGTAAATATTTTCTCATGACTATAAATTCGTAAAATACTTATTTTGATGATGATTTATGATTCGATAGGCTTTTAGTAGCTCCCGAATGCCCAGGTCTAACGTATAATAAGGAGTCCAACCTATTTTTTCCAATTTTTTGTTACTAACAATATAATCTCTTTTATCGGGATCTTCCCTAAAATCATCACATTTAATCACAAACGTGGAGACATACTCCTTAATTTTTTCACACAATTCTAACTTGCTTAAATTCGTATCGGAAAGCCCTACGTTAAAAGCATTTCCTACCATACGATCATAATTATTTATCGCAGATATAAAGGTTAATGCTACATCTTGTATGTGTATAAAATTACGCCTGAAGTTTTTTTCAAATAAAACAATATATTCATCATTTAAAGCTTTATAAACAAAGTTGTTAACTATTAAGTCAAGGCGCATGCGAGGGGAAACTCCAAAAACGGTGGCCAGTCTTAAGATAATTGCCCTACCTGAATCTAACAATAGTTTCTCAGCAGCGCACTTAGTTCTACCATAAACACTAATGGGGCTTAATGGTGTCTCTTCTGTACAAAGTGTTGTTCTATCACCAACGCCGTAACCACTATTAGTATTCGGAAAAATAATCCTTTGGTTTTTACTGGTATTACCCAATATGAATTTTACCTGTTCAAAATTAATCTGTTTACTCAACTTCTTATCTCTCTCACATGCAGGAAAACCAACAATAGCAGCTAAGGGAATGATAACATCTGCCTCTTTAATATATTTCAATAATAAGGTTTTATCTCGAACATCACCAAACACAAACTCAAAATCACCCCGATAACAGAAATCAGTCAAACAGACTTGTCTATACATAAGGTTGTCAAATACTGTAAGCTTTTTAAAATTTACGTAATGTGACAATTTATTATAATCGACGTCTGAATGGTCAAAAACCAACTTATCATAAAAGGATAAACTTGTCTGACTATTCTTCGCTTGAAACAGCTTAGCAACTAATACGTTACCAATATAACCAGCTCCCCCGGTTATCAATATATTCACTTCACTATTCTCCTCACTTTGTTAACAATTTCATCTTTATTGGGTGGTAAGTTATCCAGACGTGGGCTGAAACCAGCTGCCTTTTCTTTAAGAGCCAATACGTGAATTATTTTCTTTGTCGCTGTTGATATATCATTTGCAATAGGTTTGGCAACCCCGTTGGCATAATCCGTATCCAGCACCAATCCACCAAATCTGGATCGTTTTATCATCTTATAATTGTCCGCCGTTAATCCAAGTGGTTTTAATAATAATAAATCTATGACGTTTGCTTTGATACCATATTCATATAGTAATTTTTGGGCTTCCCTTGCCGCCAACCTTGTTATGGAAATAGATACTAAAGTTATATCTGAATACACAAAAAACATAGGTCTTGGTAAATCGTCATCAATATCAAAGCTCTTTCTGTGTTCACTAACATAGTAAGGATCATCATCATCCATAAAACGTTGCCAAGTCTCCTTGTATTCGTTAGGTGTTATAGGCGCAATTATTTTAACCCCGGGTATTCGCATATATATCCCATGATGGCAATTGCCAGCTACAGGTCCCATCCCACCTTCCATACCTATTGAACGTACAAATATTGGACAAGGCGTCCCCCACATTTCCTTAGCTTTAGCAGCATAGTTTAGTATTGTAATAGCATTATACCACTGAAAGCCCTGGTATCTAACGATGTAAATTGGCCTCTTCCCCGTAAGCGCAAATCCAACAGCGATACCGCCACCTGCAACATCGCAAGTTGGCATCTCAATCATACCATCTTTCTCATATAATTTAGGCAAGGTACCACCTACCCAACCAACAGCGGTAAGGCATTGCCCCATTGCTACTCCCCCATTATTGAGATGGCTTCTAACTATCTCTTTAATGGTATTTCTAAGATTCATCCCCACAACCTATTAATCTTCTCTTTGCAAGATTTATCTATTTGTGTTATCATAGGGTAGTTGGCTTTGCTTAATAAGCTCTTCTCTATTTCATATCTGTCTACTCGATCAGGCATATCATCTATACCTGCGCCTGCATGCCAAAATAACCTGCACGTATTTACATTTATAAGTACGGGGTAACGTGTTATTTTATTCACAACTCCTTCTATGGAAACAGGGGAATCATCGCACTCAAAAGAATCTATATCGAGCCCTTTTCCTACATTAACCATACTCCAAGACCTTCTAATCTTCTTCTCTGTAAGAACGCATAAATTGTTATCCTCAATTATAAACAATATAGGTAAGGATTTTGTAATAGCATAACCCATTGCAGCTAATACATAATCTTCTTCAGCAGCGCCATCCCCAAGAATACAAATAGTGAATTTTCCTGTCGCATGACACGCTCCAACGGCAATTGGGACCTGGCTACCCAACATACCATCGTGACCGTACATATTAATCTTTGGAGAATGTATGGAAGCAGAACCCCCCATTCCTTTGGCACACCCAGATTCTTTTCCTAACAATTCGTCTCTTAATTCTTCCAAGTTACCGCCAAATGCTATATAAGTTGAGTGTGCCCTGTGCTGTGCAAATATTAAAGGTTGCTTGTTCTCAAATAATGTTGAAATTGTAGATGGTATAAATTCTTCGCCCGCAGATAAGTATATGGGTATTTTAAACACTCCTTGCTTTATTAAATTAAACACTTTATTCTCAAAATGTCGGCATAAAGAGGCTTTGCGGAATATCTTCAGTCTCGTTTCATTATCCATTATAAAAGCACCCCCGGTTCATTTCTCCATTGTAAACCAGATTCATACGATATTTTATTGAAAAATGTTTCAGCGTGCAAAACAAACAATATAGGCTCAACGGCTTCTTTTATTGTCATTGATTCTTCATTGTGATTTGCTTTTGCTCGGCCATTCCAACTCCTTGTAAAATTAGTCTTAATTGATCCGGGATTTATCAACGTGAACGAGATTCCATCTTTAGCATATTCCATTTGCAGAGTTTGGGCCACTTTTTCAATACCACCTTTTGATGCTGTGTATGGGCAAAGTCTTGGCAATGCACGTTCTCCTGATCGAGATGACAATAAAACAACATGTCCCTTTTTCAGCGAATTAATTTTTCTTGATCCATCAACTATTTTGGGCATAACTTCTTTCAACAAATGCAATGATCCGGTTAAATTTGTTGTCAAAATATTTTCTATATCATCGTGCAAGAGATTCTTAAACAGATCATATTTGCAACAACTGCCTATTGAATGAACTAAAACATTTATTTTCTTTACTTCTCTAAAAGCTTTTATCATTCCCTTAGTGTTATTAACACTTACCATCATAATTTGTGGGGTATTCACTTTAAGTTCTTCTGCAATCTGTCCAAAATAACCGCAACTATCCCACGACAGCAGCAATAGCCTCTTTAACTTAACGCATTCCAATCTTCTCGCAAGTTCAAGACCAATACCACTGGTAGCTCCTGTAATAAGTATCGTCTTATCTTCTAACCAAGAGTTCATTTTTGATATTTCTCCTCTACTATTTTTCGTTTCAATCTTACTTTTTCCATCTCTATAATATTTCGTTTGGCATCCTGCCCAAATCTCTTTTCTATTAAATTTATGAACGGCTTATGCTTATAATACGTATGGAAAGCATTATCACGAAATTCAAGAACATCGGCAGCAGGCAAGCTGTTGGTCGGTAAAGGTAAACTATCATATGAAAAAAACGAATACTCGGAATATTTTGTTGGTAACTTCCATCCTAACTTCAGGGCTCGCATATATAAAGGACTGCCTGGTAGAGCATAGCACGCATACGCATTCCAATTTTCTGTGCAAAGCTCCAAACTCAAATCCAAAGTCTCTTGCATAGTTTCAATGGTATCTTTAGGCAAACCAAAAATGTAATTTACTCCCGGAATCATTCCAAAATCCCGCATCTTACTAATTGCCTGTTTTATGGATGATACATCAAACGCTCCTTTTGATACATTTTCTCTAACCTCATTAGAACTACTCTCTATACCAAAACCAAGTGCTTTGATCCCCGCTTTTTCAAACAGACTGAAGTCCTTGTAATGGTTAGCTATGTCTATTCTGGCATAAGCCCACATTCGCAAGTCCTTAGCATAGTCACGCTCTTTTAATAGTTTTAACAATGATTCAAAATGATTACGGCGAAAGAAAAACAACTCATCACTAATCCGCATGGTATAAACCCCCAACTTCACAAGTTTGTCAAATTCCTTGATAATAAATTCTGGTGACCAAAATCTTACATATGCACTATTAGCAGCTGTTACATTGGGAGAATTGTCAACGCGGTTTAATATATTAATCATACAAAAATCACATTTAAAGGGGCATCCCAACGACGTATATATTGCAGCAAAGGGTGTTCTATATTTGTCCTGCCAATCAGCATGCCAAAAATGTGATCTATACAAGTCTAAAGGTTTCTCTTCATATGGAAGAAGATCCCAGGCATATCCCGGTAAGTCCACATCCATTCTATTGGTTGGTACCGGTTTTTCAGGATCGTTTAATTTCAAAATACCCCCATCCTCTTTGTAGCCAATACCATTAATATTACCCAAACAATCTTTTAAGTTACTCGAAAGAAGATGCTGTAAAGCATAAACCCCCTCATTCAATAGAACAAAATCCACAAAAGGATACGAAAGAACATCAAGAGGGAGGGCGCTCGTATGTGATCCCACAAAACATATTTTATACTCAGGATAGCGCTGTCTTAATTTCTTAGCCAGTGAAGTAGCACCCGTCATTTCAGTTGTTCCGGAATTTGGGTTTTGACCGTACACAGTAAAACAAACTAATCTGGGATCACATTCTTTTACCCTCTGAATTGCTTGTTCTTCAGTAATACGTTCTGCGTTGAGATCCAATATTGCGGTACCAAATCCCTTACTTCTACAAGCTTGTGCAAGAAGAAGTGACCAAGTTGGGGGTTCGATAGCACTGTATCTTTTACTCAAATCCTGATAGATAATATTAGCAGCGCCGGGGTTTACGAACAAGCAATCTAACCGTCTACAAAGCATGTAAATCTCTCTTCGATAAAATCGGAAAAGGAAGATGTGAAAGATAAGAACTATTTATCAACCAATCAATTTTCAATTCCGGGTCATCCCACTTCACAGAAATTTGGTTCGCTGATCCAGACACTACGTAATATTCTGTCTGCTTGTAGTGAAAAATACACATATCTGATAAGCACAAATGCCCATTTACAAATCCCGGTGGAACGAGAATTTGAATATGGTTTTTATCATTCACCTTAAAAGCTTCCCACATTTTATAAGTAGGTGATTCTGGTCTCCAATCCACTACAACAAAATAAATTGATCCATATAAACATTGGATAAGTTTCCACGTTTTATAATCACCATGAAGTCCTCTTAAAACACTTTTCTTGGAAATTGAAATGTCATCCACTACAAACTTCTTTGGACACATTTCTTTATACTGGTCTTCGTTGAAAGTTTCTATATATTCCCCCCGATGATCACGAAAAACATCTGGTTCTATTATCTTTACAAGATCAAAAATGGTTGATTGTTTAATGTTCACCGATAAAACCTTTGGTTAAGTTGAATGTATACCAAATCACCATTTAAGAAGATAACCATCGCAGATAAACCAGAAAAAGTTCTTATAAGTAAATCTGTTTTCGATAGTAAAAATATATCTACTGCAACTTCTCTGCCTAACCTATACAAATCTTTATTGGTTTCGGAATATTCGTTGGTATTAAGATATACATTGTGGGGCAATCTCAAAACATTATCTTGCAAAAGCAACTTATCTTCATACTTACTTTTGAACTTATCAACTTGTTCAATCTCATTTGTTGCTAAGAAAATTCTATCGAAGCCTTGTTCAGAACATAAATGATGATCAATCATATCAAAGAACTCTTTCGTAGGTAGTATAGGTTCCCCATGCATGTGAGAAACACTACCCCTACGATGAACGCCTATTACTTTGTGCCCCAACATATTTTTTTCAAAGAAACTATCTATCAGTTCTTTAGTCTCTCCTCTTGGTCTTATTCTTTTTGCCGCATTGACGCCTCTATCCCTAATCTTGGAATCTATTACGTAATAATTAATGGAGTTCGGACACGCCCAAACAGCATTAAACTCAGAACTATTACAAAACCCCCGCACTACCAATAATTCTACTTTATTCTGCGATGCCAATTCGCGTGCTTCTGATAAAGAGATACCCCAAGGCTGCTCAAAGTAGTTATCCCAAACATTTTCTCCATCCTTTTGAATGAAAGAATGATTCTTTGAAAAATCTATAACCAATGGAATTCCATCCTTTTCAGACAAATATATAGCCAACAGCGCATGGAGTAAGTGGGAAGAAAAACCAAAGTGCCCAGGAAGCGCCTCCAATAATCTTAGTTTATCCATTTATAATTTATCTTTAATTATTTCAAGAACAGATGTAAAATATATATCATCAATGTTAAGGGGTTTTAGATTAAATAAAGTATCATCCACCATTTTTTCGCTAAAACCAATAAAAATTATGCACATTCCCCTTTGATCTTTGTTACAGAGAGCGGCGTAATAGATTATGTTAGTTCTTTGAATAATAATGGGTTTAATATAATCCGCTCCACAATCGTTTCCATGGTAGCTGTCAAAGCCGTATTTTGGATGAGCAGGCGTATAAAAATCGTCAATTGCTATAATAGACTTGGGAAAGCCCATCAGTATTTCTAATTCCCCCAAAAGCGGCCAGTCATAATTCCAATGGGCATCCAAGTAAAACAATACGTTTGACTTTTCCAATTCTCCAGACTCAATCAATGCCTTCAAGAAATCTCTGGAATCGCCCCACACTACTCTTATCAAAGAATTGTCTTTACCGTGCAATTCTTCAACATCTTTTACGGCTTTTTCATCTGTATCTACCCCTATGTATTTGACAGGGCAGTTCAGTTCAAAGCTGTTCCAATCTTGCAGAAGGAGCAGCGTATTTTGCCTCCAAATACCCGTCTCCACAAGAGTATTTATGTTAAATCTTTTTATTATTTCCAAAGCAATATTGTTAATCATTTCTTACTCTCTATAAAACTTTGCAATTTTGCCACATCGACTTCTCGCAAGCTCTTCATTTGCGAACTGGAATAAAGCGCCTGATTATTATCTCTTTTTCCTCTCTCCAATCTCTCCCGATGTGTATCATCACATTCATGCTTTCCCTGCATAGGATGTAAATGTTCAAAATATATATCAAGACAAATGCATCTATTTATAGCTGTTGCAACGTCATACAACCACGTGTCAGCATAATCGCAAGAAAAATAGGGAGGAGTACAATAACCTAATACATTCACCCAATCGCGATGAACAACCCCATGTGTCGCCAACTTACCCGCTGGTTGGTGCCCATCATATCCGTACGCAAGCAGAATATTGTCAGGGTACTTTAGGAATTCGGCTATTACAAGTTCATTCCATCGTCGCGTTCTGAAAGCAAAGTCATCCCCCAACATCAACAGCAATTCGCCTGTCGAAACACTATAGCATTGGTTGGTTAATTCACTTAACTTAAATCTATTACGTTCCACTTCTATGTATTTTATATTCTCGGGATATTTCCTTTTTAATTTAGGAATAAATTCCCCCGAAATATTGTCATCATCATCAAAGCAAAAACAAAATTCAAGGCTATTCTCCCGTGTTGTCATTTCGAGACCAGTTGCCACCAATTGGGTAACATCTGCTTGGCGCTTTCGTGTAGGAACTAATACAGAGATTGTACAATTTTTATTCGTCACTATGCAGCTCGCTTTATAATAGTCATTTTTAACTTCAATGGATCACGAGCATCTATTCTAAAGAACTGACAGCCAAGGTGTTTTATAATTTCCTGTTCTCTGAGTAAGGTTTTTGTTAGTACAGATAATGATCTGTAGTGACTTTTTTCATAATACTCAATGACAATATTCCTCTCCCTATCATAGAAGTCGAGCCAGTATCCAAGTTCCTTAAGATGAACTTCGCCTCCATTCTCAGCGTGCTTTCCACTCCATCCGAAGAAATCATTAATGGTATTAAATACCTTACACGCTTCTGCGTTATAATTTATCCTTATTTGATTAAACCGAGATTTAAGATTTTTTATAGCAGATAGCCTCATTTTACGTTCAGTTTCTTCTGTTTTATGTTTACCATAATTAGGATTGTTCTTACCTCTCAGAGCTTTTGATATTTTACAACGTATTTCTTTTGTAATAATTTTACCCCAATTAGGATGATTTACACCGATCTTAGCCTCAGACGTTTTACGACGAGTTTCTTCAGAAAACCTTTTTCCTTTGCGAGCCTCAGACATTTTACGACGAGTCCCTAACGACATTTTCTGTCTTTTTCTCATACTCTACCTCTCAAAAGGGAAGTGAATCTAATAGATCATATTCTGCAAGGCGCCCCAAATTTCTGGCAGCTACCACTACCTTATCACTATATTTTATTATAGGTTTATAAGTATCTGTGCATTTTTTTACAAATTCAAAATCGTGAGAATAGCCACCATGATACTCCCATCGAATGTTTATATTATCAAACCAAATTCTTGGAAAACAGCACATTGGGGTTCCAACATCACAGTTTTGTGGGAATTTATTGATAGGCACTCCCGGTAGGATTCTCCCATAATCATTCATCCTCACTACACATAGAGAATTGTTGTCAGGCTCAAGATCAGCAAACGCCTGCAAATAATATTCACTATAATAATCATCATCGTCAGCAAAAATTATGAACTCGCCAGAAGCCAATTCAGTACCTCGATTCCTCGGCGCTGTTCCATAACGACCATCCTTCGCAGGTAAGAAGTCAAATACTACCGGCTCGCCAACTAAGTACTTCTTTATATCTTCCGGAGGAGGGCCATCATAAACTATTATATGCTCGAAATCCTTGAAGGTCTGTTTCTCAAAGCAAGCTCTAAGGTTTTTCATTACCTCCAAAGACCTGCTGGCAGCGGTTATTACCGAAAACTTCATTCCACTATACTCCCATCCAAACGCATTGAAATACCCTTTTCAGCAGCTCTGGCAACGCGAGTTGCAATATCCTGCAATGATCCCTCGTGAAATCGGTGCTCATCTGTAGGGCCGCCCGGAACTAAATGAAACGGCCAATGTCTATTAAATCTTTCCCATAACTTGGCATCTGCTCCACAAATATAATCCACTTCCTCGAACCAAGGCAAAAGCCCATCTTCTCTACAAACAGTATCAATGCAAATTCGACGATGCATTACTGAATTATGGTCGACATGGCAGGCAGCTCGTTCAACAACCTGCCCCGAAACCCTTATTCCCCTTTGTCTGAATTTCATTACGCCATTAATCGAAACAAGTAGCTGCTTACCATACACGATGTAATACTCAGGATTTTCGTCAAGATGTTTTATCATTCGCTCAAGTCGATCTGGATAGTATATATCATCGCAAGTTAAATATGTAATAAGTGGACTACTGCTCATAGCAAGCGCGTGGTTAATTCCAATGCTATAGCCAGTTCTACTATAACGGTCAATTCCTTTTGGAATAATACCTTTATACACTACCACTTTAGAATGTTTTGCATATTCGTCAAGAATTTCATGGGTTTTAGCATTGTTTGAAAAATCATCCATTATATAGAGATGAAAGTTTCGACAAGTCTGATTAAGTACGCTTTCGATTGCTTGTCGAAGCAGCCAGGTTCTATTGAATGATGTTAAAATTATTTGTATTTTTTCTGGCTCTTGCTCCAATTATTTTTTTCTCCCACTTCCGCCTCCCCTACCAGCACCTTTTCCTCCACCAGGCCCGCCTTTAGAACAAGGCCCAGTATTTTTATCAAGACCTCCCTTTTTACCTCCCCCACTACCATCCTTTCTTGGACGGGTTTTTTCAGCAATGTTCATTTTTCTCTCCTATAATTTTCCGTCAAACGGTATTGCGAATTGTTCTTTTCCCGGTTTTCCACCCCACTTTCTACAATAAAAACGTTCACTACGCTCGTGATTTATGTAAGGCATTTTCTGAGCAGTCATAGAGTTACGCATTATCTTTGGTAGCAATTCCTGAATGTTGCCAAGATATTTAGAAGCGTTTATTAGGTTTAGCCGATGGTGAAAATCGTTGTCTTCCGTGTAGGCGGGGTAAAATCGAGAATCAAAAAATTCTGCTGGTCGATACTCCATGGTTTTAGCCCCATTCCGACTAATTACCCACACGCTCCAGTAGTACTGCCCTACATAGAACCAATAATCTGGAGTATCCTCAATAAACTGCCTAATAACCAACAGTTGATTCTCACCTAATTCTATATCATCATTTATTGCGAGGATGTGAGTTACCTGGGGGAGTTTGAATCCAACGCTTATCCCCAAATTCCAAGAAGCCGCCACTCCTAAATTGCGCCCCGGAACTTGAAGTAAAATTTTAGGATCGTCTGGAACGTCAATACCTTGCTGACCATTATCAATAATATGAAGCAGCTCAAAGTGATCTCTTTGCTTTAGTAAATTAGGGAGAGCCTGTTGAAGCAAGTCTTTTCGGTTTAAAGTAGGTATGACAACACTTAACTTAACACTACTCATAATGTTCCCAATAAAAATATAATCCCCCACCCTAATATACAACCAGTTAGATCATACACTATCCAGTCTGACCATGAAAAACCATCACTGTAAAGTAAGTTTTGACTTAGATAAGATGCTTGGCGAGCCCCCAAAGTCCACCAACCTTTTTTAAATCCGTCCCCTATTTCCCAAAACAATCCAGCAATCCAAACAGTTAAGAATGCCAAACGATCGGGTATCCAGATCGATAAAACTACTGCACTTAAAGTGGATAGTACAAGATGCCACTTGGAATGCTTATCTGCAATCCAAAGAGTGTTAAATTTGAAACCCGGTACCAACATAAATCGTAAGATACCGGGCGGATCGCTCTTATTCTTGTAGAACAGCATCAAAAATTAGAGGGCAAGATTGTTCCCTAAACTGGGATTATCCTTCAACAGTTGGGTAATATCTTGCAGGTCAGTTTTTATCTGTTGAATTGCCTGATCCGTTTCAAAGTCAAGGTGCTTAAGGTCTTCGTCAGAAGGGTTATGCTCTTCTTGACTATCTATTACGCTCTGAGAGCATCCCTTTGATGAATGACACTTGATTTTTAACGTCAGTAACTTCTTTAGCGGCACAAGCATGTTTTTCATAACAATCACTTCGATTCATTGAATTGTTACGTATTTGTTGGATTTCTAAAGAAATCTTGTCTATCTTATTTTGTGTACGCCAATAACTGCCCACAAGCCCCACAACAATTACAACAATATATATGGCGTCTCGAAAAGTAAAAGTAATATCCATACCTATTTCTCTCACTAATCATCTTTGCGCTTATGAACATTAACAACCTTTTTTCTTGTCTCATACTTATTTAAAATTGCCACTTCTTTCCATTCTTTTACTTTTGATATAATCATTTGAAACATGTCAAATACTGCGCCGCTTCCAGCACCCACAATTAAAGACGTGCCTATAATGTCGATGGTAGAGGCAAACCACGGTATAAAACTTAATTGTGGTGGGCCAAACAAGATTGTGAATAATCCTATCTTCCACCACAAAACGATAACAGCGCAAAAAATTGTTGATATGATACGCTTGCTCTTACCAACAACTCCAAACATTTGGCCTATTACATCTGCAACAGCAGACCCAATAGCGGACAAGAGAAGTAAGTAAAGAAAAGCGTTTACGATTGTTTGCCCAATGTCGTGCGGTGACATAATTAATCCTCCCAGTTAATGCTTAACAAGAAACAATTTTGGGTATTAAACTATTCCACGAGTAAGCTTCAAGTTGGTCATACGATGCATTATGCTACTCGTTGCCCATAGAAAATACTTAGAAGTTTTGATTGTATTATCTGTAAATGGGTTGGTATATGCGCCTGTTGAAACTACCAACTCACCATTAAGGTAGATATGCCACACTCCTTTGTAATTCCTTGTTATTTTAAGTCTGCCCCAGGTGCCCCAAGGTATAGTAGGAATATAAGAACCATCGGGACGCATCACGGCATTTTCAAATATACGTGATCCGGCACCATCCACAACGCGATCAAAGTGTAAGCAACCGCTACTATTAAGCCTGAGAAGATAACCACTTGTAACTTCGTTACCGAGGGCAGATCCCATAAGGTAGAGCTGAAAATTAGACATCCCCAGATTGACATCAAATTCCCAAGTCCCATAAGCTTGTTCCGAAGGGAATCCTATAAAATATATACCACTATAAGCTTGAGCGTACCTTGTAAGTACAGGAAGTTCGGATTCTACCTCCTCAAGCATAACATTATCTATAGAGCCCTCAAGGTAATGAGTAGCATAATTCGGACTTATGAAACGAAGAGTTGAATCAGCTCCCGCCCATATAAAATCAATCGTATAAGTAATATTCCCACGCAACCAAGAATACTTATTAAGTCTAAGAACTAAACACCTAAGCTCGACTCCTCCTGCATACACATTAACGTAATTATTCGTTGGCGGTGGGTTTGCACCTACTAAATCAACAGAGAGCCTATATTTCCTTCCCGCAACTCCGCCAACATCTTGAGAAAGCGTGCCGTCATTCTGCCCTGTATGTGTTGCCTTGCCGTCTGAAATAGACCACCCTGTTCCCTTACTCCAACCAGAATCTGCAGCGAATCCTCCGTTAGTTATAAGTTCACCTGAAGTTACTTTAGGAAGAATTTCGTGTCCACTAAGTAAAGGCGGAGGATAGCCACCATCCATTTCGCAATAAAGTGGATCTCTAAGCTGAGACCATCCTCTGGGCACTCTACCAATACCGTCTGCTGGCGTATCACTGAAGTCGTCGTAAAACAGCAACTTAGCTGCTCCCCTCAGATAGACATTGCGCATCTCTTCCTCAGACCATACTCTATTCTCAACTTCCACCTCATCAATACAAGCATTACAATAACTACTCGCCTGTCGTCCAATCTCAAAACTCTGCTCTGTATCAATTATATCACCCGAACAAGACTTCGGAGTTCCTTCTACCAAATCAACCCATATCCTTATCTGACTCCCATCATAAGTGGCTAAAACATGGTGCCACTGATCATCACAACAAAGTGGCGCCAAAGCCGCCCAACTTGAAACATAGTTAATATAGAACCAGAGACTTGTATTGTCATGAATTATAAAGGCATAAGCACTTCTATATTTATTGGTTCCAGACTTACCCAAAACCCCCCAATAATTATCGCCTTGCCCAGAACCCACAGGACGCTTTATCCAAGCCGATACAGTTAACTTTGTGCCTGTGATTCTTACATTATCCCCATTTCCACAATCAATGTAGGACTGGCGAGCTGCGCGGAATCTACAAGCCCTTCCAATAACACCGGGAACATCTTCGACCATATTATGAGCAGTTCCATGGCTTCCATGACCTGAAATATCCTCTATCCTATTCCCCACCTTACGCATACTATAAGCAACTGACCTCTGGGGAATACTCTTGGGATCGGGATAGAAGAATCGTTTAGCCTTTACTATTGGAATTAACGTTTCAAGACCTTCTCGGTAGATAGATTGTACTTCGGATAAAGAAAGGACTTTGTTGTAGATGCGGGTATCAAGGATTTTGCCGTCAAAAGACAGCATTTGAATACTATCATTCCCAATAAGCACATTATAATCTCCAGCCACCGGAGTTCCAGTATCTCGATTAGCCGTTCCTGACAAAACACCATTTACATAAAGATTACTACTGGCTCCCGTAGCATCTCTTGTAAATACCACATGAGACCATTTATTTAGTAAAACTGAATTAATAGGAGAGGCTATCTGCGTGCTTCCATCACTTTTTGCTTTCAAATTCTGATTAGTATGAAACCAAATAAAACTAAATTTTCCATTATCTATGATTTTGGGAGAAGTGTTATTTCCCAAATCGTCAGGATGTATCCAAGCACTAACACTACAAGCGCCCACACCAATCATATCCGCACCGGTATCAATCTTAGTATCAGCCCCATCAAATAGCATCGCCAGACCCTTCTCAGTGCGCCGGAAGCCTCCATTACCTGGCGTTAATATCCCATGATTACCATGACCCGACCAATCACGGAGTGATCCATTTACAAGCCAACGGCCAATAAGGCTATCTTGCGCGGTAATACTCATTATATCACGATAGGTTACTGATTGATTTTTCGCTCATAACCTCCTCAAATCCACCAGCTTCAGCTTCTCCATCTGCTGTTCGCAGCTCTGCTTCGTCCCAATGTGAAGAGTCGCACCCCGAACGGTCGTTATGTCATCCTCATCGACCTGATAATGATGGAGAATCTGTCCGTCCCTATGGATGAGCACCCACCTGTCAGGTTGTTCTTTCGGCCCTATTTCCTGCATATCAATTCTCCTCCTAACTGGATACGGTTATTGTGATTGAACCGCCGTTTCCAGCCCAGTCGAATCCCTCAAGCGTAGCTTTATCAGCAAGTCCTTGTGCGCTTGGAGGTGCGTTGTTTCCGCCAAGATTTATAACATAATCCTTTGACAAGTCAAGATTGACACCATCTACACCAGCGACATCTACATAGTCTGCAAGTATGATGTCAACTTCGGCTTCAACTAAACCTAAGTACTGAACCCGAAGAATTATAAGCCCTGCATTAACAAAATTGCCCGATACATCCGAAACAGATGTGCTGTAAAGAGATAAACTCGCCAAAGATGTCAGCCCTGATAAATTAGCTATATCGCCCGAAACAGATGTGCTGTGAAGATATAAAACCGTCAAAGATGTCAACCCTGATAAATTAGCTATATCGCCCGAAACAGATGTGCTGTAAAGAGATAAAACCGTCAAAGATGTCAGCCCTGATAAATTAGCTATATCGCCCGAAACAGATGTGCTGTGAAGAGATAAAACCGTCAAAGATGTCAACCCTGATAAATTAGCTATATCGCCCGAAACAGATGTGCTGTGAAGATATAAAGTCGTCAAAGATGTCAACCCTGATAAATTAACTATATCGCCCGAAACAGATGTGCTGTGAAGATATAAAGTCGTCAAAGATGTCAACCCTGATAAATTAACTATATCACCCGAAACAGGTGTCCAGCTGAGATCTAAATTTGTCAAAGACGTCAGCCCTGCATTTGTAAAATGGGGTATGCTTCCGGTAAATGGGCTATTTTGGATAGAGACTGATGTCAACCCACTCCACCCATCCGTCGTGCTGACAGTAATAATTCCCGCACCAGCACCTATTGTGTGGTTTGGTAAATCATCCTGGGTGTAAATCGTTCCGTCAGCATCCCATCTTAACACATCACCTGATTTAGACCAGCCTTTTGTAGTTATATCATCCGTGAACCTGAACCCCAACACGAAATCACAGACCGACTTGTTCTGACCAGGCGGCCCGAACGTGTTGTAGAGATACGTGCCCGGCTTTAGGCGGTTGTAAAGCTCAGCCTCAACGCCGTCGGGAAGTGTCCCGTGAATTGCCTTGTAGCTGGCGAGCATACGGTCTTGCCACGCAGCTCGTGGATCGAATGATCTTCTCTCTCTGGATATTAGTAAAGGAGGTCATATCTTTTCATCCACCTCTAATCTTACGCCTAACTTATTATCTGAATACTCAATCCCCAATGCTTCACTTGCATACATTCCAACCCGAAGGCTTGATTTATCGCCTCCAAACTTTCTAACATGACCGTGATTCATAAGACCGCTTGTCGAAAGTCCTCGTACTGTTAGAAGTCCAGCTGTTGCGCATTCAATATACCTACTGTCTGAGTCCTCTTTAATCTTAAATTCACCACTATCTTCAGCTACCCAACCATGAGGAACTTGAAGGAGAGTATCATCTGGAATTACATCCTCAAGGGTCTCATACAGAATAACTTGACCTGCCACTTCGTTGAACTCAGCTTGTATCTCTGCTGGAGATAAAGCGCGATTATAAATACGAGGTTTATCAATTATGGCGTCCACATATAAACCCCCAGAACTCCTAAACAACTTGAGTTCACGATTTGAAGATGGTAAGTTGCCTGTTTCTGATCCACTTATAAATACTTGAACTCCATCTCGATAGAATATAATATTAATCCCATTGCAAACAATTGCTACATGGTGCCACTTATCCCAATCTGTATAGGTTGGTGAAAGCCCTACACTATGCCAAGCTACGCTGTTTGTAACATATGCAGACAATCTACCAACTGAGAGACAGAACTCCAAAACCGAGCTTGCCTTGTACAAAATTCCGCCAGACCCTGACGCTGCATTAGCAAGTTTAACCCATGCTGACATTGTAACCGTAGAAATAGCACCAAGATTAAAATAGGAAGTTGCAACATAGTCACCCACACCATCAGCCTTCAAAGCTCTCCCAGTTATACCTTTACAATCAAGAGCACCATAAATAGTTCCATCATTTCCGTTACCAGACAAATCAAGGACTTTACCTCCTTGATTCTTCATATCCCAGGCACCTACAAGTCCAGGCTCGTGAGTCAGAGAATAAGGTAGCGAATCTGGAAGTGCAAAGTTTCTAATTGCTCGTGACATTACTCTATGCAGATATTATGACGACTTCCTTGCAAGGATACTAATCTCATTGTTTTCATCTGTAGGGGTGCCAACAGTGGCAACTACCTTGAACATGAACTTCAACGGGACTACAGCGTCCTTAATGAAATGTACGCTCTCTTTTGGATCAGGGTCTGATACAGAGGAATCTACAGTTATATTGGCAGCTCCAAGATAGTCGGTACTAACATCCACCCAACTTGTATCAGCCGATATATCTGCATCCTTGTTATTGGTAGCCCACATAGTAAGTACCAATTTATTGTGGTGTGCAGTTTTGGTTGCAGCATTCATAAATATATGAAAACTGGCATGTTTGTAGCCTTGAAAATCGAACTCGTATCGAGTTGTACCATCAACCAAGTCATCCGCATCAATGACAGGATCGGGATCAGTCTGATCAAGTCGATCTGCATCTATCCTCACCACCTTCTCAGAATCAAGAGTAGAATCACGATTCTTATCCGGTCCCAATAACCGAAGAAGAACTTTATCTCCGGTTGCAAAGTTGGTTCCTAAATCAGCAAAATCAACATCGAAAGTACCATCACCGTTGTCAGTAACTTTGATACTGGTCAGTGGTACATCTTCTATGCTGTTATCTGCCGTACGCCAAACTTCAACATATTTTCCCCCCATCACATTAAGCGCATCAATTGAAAAACCAATAGCGCTTATAACAACAATGGTAGAGTCTGCTGTAGGCGTTACGACAAAATCATCTTGGCCGGGAGCGTTGGTATGATAACTATTACCACCACCACCTGCTGTAGTTGGAAACTCAAGACCGGTTGCGACTTTCTGTCTACCCTCTGAGTCAACAGCAAATAGTTCGTACTGACCGCTGTCTCGATCATAACCACCAACGCTTAAGTGATGCCGAGTTTCTATTTCGGAGGGGGGAGTTTGAGACTGCTTAGAGCGGACGGTTTTATCTACGAGGGACATCGCTTCCTCCACAAAAGTAGAGATTAATGATGGGCCGCCAAAGCTAACACTATGAGAAGAGTAGGTTAGGGTCGGAGAGAGCTCACAGCTATAGACAGCCCATCATTCAATTAGTTCAAGGGTACTATAGAGCAGCGCGCACCGCAAAGCGATGATCGACTGCTGCACAACCACCCTTATAACTCGCCTGGATTAGAAGAACGATGTCATGAGTAAGCGACATCTCAACCGGCGAGACGTTACGTATTGTAGGATGCCACGCCCAAACATACCGCATTTGGCGAGGGAAATCGCCCATATACCAGTAAGTATTTGGGTTGTCGGGATCCATAAACGGAGTAAATCGGCCCTTGTGAATGTTCTTATCTGCCTGACTAGTTGCGCCAGGTGTATTGTCAAAGTTAAACATTTTCCAAGCCGACTCCTCCGTTTCAGGAGCGACAAGTACTTGGCTGGCCCGAATTCGAAGCGGAATGCCATGAATGTTAACAACCTTACGCAACTTCAGGAGGGCGGCCGATAAGCCGTCTGAATCCATAGAAGCGCTGGTGATGTTGTTATCATTGGCATGCCCACCGCTGCCAGGCACGGTAGCATGGGTATCAGCGTAAATGGCGTAACCTGTACCATTCACCTTGAAGATGTCAGTAGTTCCACCACCGTGAATTGTTGAGGCTCTCATAGAGCAAGCCTCAAAAATTTCGGTCTGACGATGATAACCCAGCTCCAAACCAAAGTCCGAGGCATTCTGAAGAATATCGCCGGTGCGATCTTCCATAATCATCTCCTTGGTGATTTTCAGGAGACGACCGTACTTGCGGGCCTTGATCACACATTCCCACTCACCCATGGCAGTTTCTTCGTAAGCGTGCCCTTCGTGGACAAGTTCAGGAAGGTCTTTACCGGTAATGCGCTGGAAATACGCGAAAGTCCCTTTAATATCAACATTGGTTACCAGAGCATCAGCTCCTTCCAGAGCGAGCTCATAGTTATCCAAAATGTTGAGTTCCGCCATTCGGCTGAGGATGCGAGGGAACTGAGTGGTATTTACTGCCTCTGCAATGGCAACAGCCTCGCCACTGAGGATAGCAGCTACCGGTTTCCCTTCAGCCAACAGCTTTCTAATGACGAATGCCTCAAAAAGCTCTCCAACGGAAAGCTCATTGGGCTGAATTAGCCGTAAATCAGGCTTGACGTGAAGCATCTCAAGTAACATTGCTGCAGCTCGATCAGCTCCCTTATTGAAGTCTCCTCCAGCGTCTTGCCTGCGGCTCTCAACGAGATCAATGATTTTAAGCATTGCTTTCTCCTTATGAGCTTACTTCAAGCAAACCACTGGACGGATCGGTGATGTCTATCAGCACCTTTCCACTGGTAACAGCGGAAGACTGGAACTCCCAGAACCAACCAATTAGTTGGTTACCGGTCGTAAAGCTCTTCAGCCGCCCGTCATCGTTAGAGGCGTCGTAATCCAGCGCCTCTCCAAACGCGTAAGTAGCTGAAGCCAGAACCGCCTCTACTATACAGACACCTACAACCTCGATCTCATTACGATCAGCAGCGTCGTTTATGTCTGATTTCCAGTAGGAATCGGAGATGCCGACAAACTTACACCCTGCTGTGACTTCATCATCCTCCAGAAGGGCAACTTGACCTGTAGAGAGGTTTAACTCCAGCAAATCACCAGGTTGAATGGCTTCAGAGCTGGTATTCACCTCAAAGGTCAGTTTCAGTCCGGGATTTAAGTCAACAAGCAGGGTTGATCGGTAAGTTGATGCCATAAGTTATGCTCCCCGATTAACCATTGGTCAAGGCTTTAGCAGCCTCTTCCACTTTATCCGAGATGTAACCTTCCATCTTCGGCGTTAGATCATCGCCGTCATCATCCGAAGAAAGATCATCGCCCTTGTCAGACTCATCAGGGCGCTCTCCCAAATGCTTTTTCGGCGCAGAGACACTGGGTTTCCAGTCCTCTATTAGAGTGTCAACCTCTTCGGCACGCTTGGACTCATCCAAACTTACCAGATAAGGAATTACCCTTTTAATCGTGACCTCTGAAACTTTGCCGAGGTCAATTTCCTTAGCCTTTGCTCGCTCTTCGATCAAGCTTCGGATAGATACCTCCACCTGAGAGGATGCTTCTTTAGCTTGGTACTCTTGGAGTTTAGGCTCGACCTCTTCAAGCCGCTTTTTCAGTTGATCGCGTTCTTCGGTCAGTGGAGCAGTTGCCTTCTCAACTACTCGCTTCTCGATGTCCTCAATCAACGAAGGGTAACCCGCTCGGAGGAGGTCGACTGTCATCTCTTGAGACATAAGTCTCCTCCTAAGAAATTAATGTTACGAACCATTGTCAGGTTTAACTTGCAGCTTGAAGCCACGCTGACTCAAATTAGCGTTTAACGCCCTTCTACTCTCTTCTTCAATTTCACTGGGAGAAAGAAGGGGGGATTTAGATTGTTCCGACTCCGCTTCTAACAGAGTTACAGCATCGACGGAGGAAATTATGTCGCGGTTAACCATGTCCTCCACAATTGCAGAACGTGCGATCAAGACTGGATCAAAAGCGGATTGAAGTATCTTATTAACTTCATCCTCATCAGCGTCAGCTATAAGCTCCTCAATCCGCCGAAAACCAACGTCAACAGCATCTTGAGCTGCCTCAATGCGCTTATCCAGGTCTGCTTTCACTTTGAAAGCCATCTGTCGAACGTAAGTAGATACTGCATAGTATACGTTGTAAACTTTATCAATGCTTTGTTGAGCCTTTAGTACTTTAGAGAAAGAAGTGATTTCAGTATCATCTTCATCATCATCTTCCTCAGCTATCATAAGCTTGAGTAAAAGATCAGAAGTGGGTTTAACAGAAGAAGTTATTTTTTTTGCTTCTTTAATAATGGTTATTAACTTTCTGTTACCAGCTGCGGCTTTTTCCGCTACTCCTAATACCGCTTCTGCATCCTTACCGGCAAAAGACTCCATTAGAACGCCTCCCCCAGCTGCGGCCTGAGTTACAAAGTCTACACTATTTAAAGCAACGATCTGATGCACCTTAATTCCGGGTTTACCATCACCGGCGTCATCTAACTCCTCCACAATAGCTGCGCCATCAATGGAAACCCCCAGTTGCTCTGGTTGCTCTTTAGCCGCAGTATAGATTTCGGGATTAAATGGACTGGTTTGAACATTGGCTTGAGCGCCTTTACTTGAATCATCATTGGGGCTAAATGCCTCTAATATAGTTGCCGCCCAGTCACGCAGACTTCGTGATTCCGTTTTACCTTTTACAATTTTACCATGATCAATGTACATTTTTTGACTCATGGTACTTTTATCGTTCAGAATCTTTACAATTTCTCCCATGTTTTGATCAGAGTAAACTGTATTATTCATTGACCGACCAGGTTGAATAATTTGAATTCCAAACGTCTTATCTTTGTCATCAAAGCTCTCTTGAACTACAAGTCCATCAGGAGCAGTAACAACTTCTTTTAAGGTAACAACTCTTAATCTGCGACTCATGAAAAACTCCGTTTTAATTGAGTTTAGTATCTTATGTAAGAACTCCTCGCTGCTCTTCTTTTATTGATCACGGAGTGCGCAATTCGAATAGCAGAAGTTTCACATGCTCCCCGAGACTTTTTACCATCTTTTAAACAACGAGCTAAAGCATCATTAGCTACTCGCGCCCAGATTTTTGCCTCGGCATCTGTCATATCCGCTTTCTTTTGTTTGGCGGAAGCAGCTGACCATGGCATAGAAACTCCTCACTTGTTAGATACTGCAAAAAAGTTAATATCTAAAAGTTAAGGATAAAACGTACCTGCACGCGAGTTTCTCTGTCACAAACGAATTAGTAAGGAATTTAGTAAAAGGAGGGATTCAGACTTCGCGAAGAGTTACTGTAATTGGCTCTTCTTTCTCAAACAAAGGAAAAGTAAAATTTATGGTAGGTAAAGCAACATTCTTTTTTAACACGACTGCTAACTCCAAATATCCAGACGTGGGAGTAAAATCAATTATAACTCCCTGCTCTCTGCCAGTATTAGGGTCTTTCAAAGCAATAAGTCCCTTATCGAACAGGTTAGTCATAATAGTACGTTGAATAGTAAATAGCAGTCTGGAGGCTTGACTCGGAGACTTGGCTACTTCTTGTAGATCATTTAACTCTAACCGATAAGCCCTTCTGACGCCTTTTCTTGGTTCTAAAGCAGTCACTCAAAACTCCTCTATCTACTCTACCGCATGATTTACATAAACTGTTAACTTTTGTTGAAAAAACTCCACCTTTCTGAATAGAGTGGGAAGTTATTTTTAATCCACAATAAGTTCGAATAGGTAGAGTAGAAAACTCCACTATCCTGTGAGACTTTTTTCCAAATGGGGGAAGGTAATACAGCAGATTGCTCAGAGGATTAACTTTTAGTTTGGGTAAGCTCGCTAGTAGATTCATCTTTAACAACTAATCCCATAGCTATTTCTTGACTCAAATCAAGAAACTTATCGGCTTCTTCAATTAAACAAGTAGCGCATTTATCTGCAAAACTAACTACCCACACAGTCACACCATAATCCTTGATTAGATTCAAAGCTGGTTGCAAGTCTTGATCCCCCGACACTACAAAAACGTGATCTACTCCTCTATTTACCACAATTCTAAAAAGGTCAGCGGCCATTTGAACATCAAGACCTTCCACAAGGTCTCTTCCATCATCAGTAGTTACCAGAGGACGAGTGCGAATGTTTATGTAGTTCTTTCGCCGCAAAGAGTGGAGAAAGGCTTGCTGTCTTGAGTGATGAGCATGAGCCTTAGTTAACTCCGGTGTATAAAAGTACACTCTAACAATAGGAATACCAGAAACTTCCTCTATCCATTGTCGGAGCAAATCAAAATCAACTCGCCCATCGCCAAGATGCTCTCGAAACTGAGCATAGATGTTATTACCACTAACAAAAACAACCCCTCGCTGTGACATTATACCCCTCTCTGCATATCATAAATGCGAACTTGAAGTCGATCAGTATAGTTTAAACCAAACTCCTTGCATAAACTAACTATACGCAATCCTCTATTTTCCAACTGTTTACGAGTAGCTGCTTCTGGCATTAGAAAAGTTCGATCTCTTATCTGATCCACTATATCAGGAACAAGAGATCCAACTAAACTTTTACAGTAATCATTAATTACTGCTGTTGCCTCTATTATATCAGCCCGCTCCGCCACTACAAACTTTAACTGCCAATCAGCAGCGTACTTATGGTGTCCTAATCTGTAATTATGCGTCAACCACTGAGCAACTTGATCAGGCTGATGTCGTAATCTTTCATGATCGTCAGCGTGCTCTGGAGTCCAACTCGGATTAGAAGGTTTCTCGTCCAGAAAAGGTCTTGTAGAAAATGCCAATTTAGGACTTATAGATACAAGGTCTACTAATGCGTTCGGTACATATTGAGTACCGTTTGTTTCTATTGTAATAAAAGCAGATCGATTTCGCTCAGACGCCTTTGATTTAATTGCCTTAGTTAACTCACATAATTCATACTCCCATATGCAAGGCTCTCCTCCTGTAATTACGACATCTTTAACAGGTTTTTCAAATATTGCATTTACTAAATCAAGGATGTTAATAATAACCGGTTCCCTGCAATCCCACGACGAATAAGAGGTTTCGCAAAATTGACAGTGCAAATTACAGAGGTTAAATCTGATAAAGTATGCTAATCTACCTGCTCGTATTCCTTCTCCTTGAATTGAGTAAAAATGCTCGCTCAACTTAAGATTACAGGATGAGTCAAATGAGAGGGATGTCGGCTCATCAATAATAACTCTACTGCCAGCTCTTCCAAACTGATCGGTTACCTCTTTTGCTGTCATTTTATTCATCAACTCTCTTCCACATTGGAGGCTTATCAAGTCTAATCCAGAAACCACCTGGTACAAACTCTAAAGCCCGCATTGCTGACACTTTATACACGGCAAATCTAAGTTTTACTATTTTAGGAGAAGATTCCTTAACTTCAACTTTTACTCCCTCCCATCCAATAAATCTATACTCAGACCAATTCTCCTCGATAAAAGGTCGCTGCGCTTCGAGTACGGCAATCTCTATTTTTCTACTGGCTAACTCTTTAACGGGTCTCATCAATCTCATCGGTTGCGCCTAAAGTATCAACGATAGTTTGTACCAGATTACCAATAACTCTATAGTTATTCAGGTTATCATTACGAGCTTTGGCTCTACATATCCACTCTCTTATAATAGCGGGAGTAGAATCAAATCTATCAAAACAACCGTCATACCAAACAATGAAGTGCTTAAAAGCTAATCGGTAACCTCCCACGGTACCATACTTCCAATCACCTCGGTCAGCGCGCAGTTGGATTATTTTGTCCACTACCAATTTTAATCGGTCGGGTTTAATTTTAGGCTCTTCCACCACGCACAATTTTTATATCTTCTCGCCAGTAGGGTTTTCCGGTATAAGGAGGATCAATTCCTTCCCGCTCATTCTGCTCTTTGGCCGCGCAGCCAGTACAAATCTGAGTATAGCCATCATGTATTGAACGTGCGGCATAATGCCTAATAGAGGATTTTTTACAACGCGGACATGCAATTTCCATTGACTACCACCTTTTTACCCCTCTTGGTATATAACAAAATATACGGTACCAGAAATTGATTTTCGAATCCGAAAATTTAGTGCCCGCGCCAACTCATTATAAGCATACCATGGAAGCGCGCCTACATTCTCATATCCAGCCATCGCTTGATTTGCAGCATCTCTTGCTCTTCCAACTGTATGAGATACCATATCATCTGTAATTTTTGAAGGATAAAGACGGGAATCAGCTCCAGGCGGAGGACGGGCAATAATGAGAAGTGCAGCATTTGCTCTGTCCCGGGGGTCGATTAGATGATTTAATCGCCGCTTCAAATTACTATCGGCAAACTTCGCTAAGGGATAAGATACTCCACCCCAAGTATGCAGCCCTGCAAGGGCATCCTGATAAGATGCTTGAACAAAAACGCCACTCTTATAAACAGCGAGCTTTTCTAAAGGAAACTTCTCTTCCTTCCACAAATGGTACAAAGAGTCACTTCCAAATCTCGCACGTTGCTCTACCTCAGGTAATTCCAAAAAGCTATATTGAGGATTTTTTACTTCACCAAAGTTTCTACGCCATGCTCGCCTTGTTGCAACAGCCAGAGTAGTAACATTTATTCCCATTGACTCAGGAGTGGGCATAAGATAAGTTACATAGCACATCCCGTTAGGATGATCTCGAAACTGCTGCCGCCTTCTGTAAATTCTACCTGCTAATACTAAACAAGCCATGCAAGGACGAGGACCCACCTGCCTAACCACTCCAACTACAACAGGGTTAGTCCTCGCAAACATAAAAGCGGATGCAATAGCAGCGTTTTGATGAGTTGTTCGAAGAATTGTCATTACTCTCGAAGCTATCATTCTTCGAGTGTCCGGTAAAGCCCCCACTTTAACCAACTGCCGAGTTAACTTATTACGAATAACCCCTTGATCAACTCCCCTTCTCATGCCAAGTATCATCTCATTCTTAATCCGAGCCACATCTCTTGCGCTAAAAGTCGTTATCCGATTACGGGGATCAAGCTTTGCGTTAAACTGGTTCTGCAAATGACGTTCAAATTCACTATCAATACCGCCCTCCCCTACGACCAAGGTTAAAAGAGGCTGCTTTTTTTCCGCCTCCATTGATCTTTTTAGCTCTCCAGTCCGCAAATCAATATCTGCAGCAGAGTCCAGATCGGGTTCCTTTGGCAACTCATCATCAGAAACTTCATTATACTCTATTTCAAAGAGTATTGAAAACTCCTTTATTGTTACTTTTCGAAGACCTTTATAGGTTCTTTCGGCCTGACTAACCGCAACATCAATCCAAGCATCCCACCAAGCTTGCATTCGATCAGTTATTAAACTTACTAAGACTCTTTCTTGGGGATAATAAGTGGTTGGGTCTAACTGCCTACCGCCAGAGACTCTGGACAGAGCTTCTTCAATAGCAGAAAGTAAGGTAGGGCGATAAGCAAGCATTCCTTGGCGAAGCGCTCCTCTTATACGCCTATCCTCTTTAGATATGAATCTTTTTGAATTGTGGGCAAATGAAAGGATTTGTGGCATTAATTATCCCTCATTCCCATCCTGATTCTCATCACCTGGTGGAATACCTGCATCATCATCCGGCATAACATCATCACCTTGATCAGTTGCCTGACTATACCTTTTTCGAAGAGTTATATCTAAATCAACTTGAGCTAACTTACGAGCTACAATTGTCTCCCAATTGAACCCGGCGAGTTCTGCAATACTTCTATCATCAATGCCTACCTCTCTGTAAATTTTAAGAACTTCCGCTCGTTCTTTCTCGGACAATATAGGAGGCTTAGGAAACTCCACTGTGATTGGAATGGTCTCTGTATCTACAGAAACATGTTCGACGTTTTCTTTAATAAGAGGTAGAATAAGACTGACGCGTTTCTCAATCTGATGCTCTTCTCTCAAAATCTTACAGACTTCATCCATTACTGCAACTATTGTAGATTCCTTTAAACGTGGAACTCTAACTCTTTTCTTAAGAATACCAGCTGCAACTCCAGCCTTAACTCCTACCTGCAAAACAGTTACAAACTCTTTTCCAAGAGGATTTTGAAGGTCTTGAATCAACTGATTAAGAGGAATACGAGCTTCCCTGCCACTGGCGTAGTTGTTGTTGCTATAATCCTGCACTACGAACTGATAAGGAAATCCAATACCAGCAGCAAAGTAATATAACAATACCTCCCAAACCTTTTCAATACCTTGAGCATCAAACTTGGACTCAAACTTATCCCACTGCGCATCGGGGGACGATACAAGGACAGTTCCTCCTTTGGGGGCACGTCTGGCAGTGTCATCTCTCCAAGCTTTATCTTTACGATTAACTTTAAGAATGTACAAAACTTTACTCCACTCATGAAACTTACTCGCTATATCATACACCAACTCCTTAATAATGGTTGCCCATCGAAGCATTGGAAACATTTGTGGATAACCACGAATATCAAAACCATCGGACATCCGGATAAATTGAACGTAGACATTCTCTTTTGCTCCAGCAGGAGAAAGGTCTTTCCATCGATCAGGATCAAGATAAGCTCCAATCAAATTATAGGTTTCAACGTCAGTGCCTGCCGAATCGGCTGCTCTGGTAATACCAATAATAAACTCATCATCATCATCTTTAGTTAAAACTTCTTTGATCTCCCAGGGGAAGAACTTACGTATATCAATATCAGGAAGAGGAACCACAGACTCACGCTTAGAATTACTATTAATGAAATACACCAAAAAGTACTCACCAAGCAAATAGGAGTGGAGTCCAATCTCTTTTTGACGAAACTCCATATTTACGCCCCGAGCACTCCAAAAATCTTTAAGATACTTATCTACATCAGCATTTCCAGTAGAAAAAGTAACACCATTGCCAATAACAGAGCGCCTAACCAAGTTTCCAGTTGCTCTAACAAGAACGTCTTCTCGATACATAGCAGCAGATCGCTGCATAATTCGATAAAGACGCGCCTGCTCAAACTTAATATCATTAGCAATAGAATATACGAGGTCTTTCGTAGTCTCAACCAGCTTAGTCCAAAAAGACTCCTTAGCGAACTTTTTAGATAACATGTCAAAAGCTCTTTCCCGATCCGCCTCACGAAACGCCTCAGAAATAGGAAAGTCCTCTTGAGAAGACTCTAAAACTTTAGAAGCATCTAATGACCTTCCAGCCTCCTCCTGCTCCTGTAAATCATCTACTTTATCAATTAGCTCCTGCTCAACGCGATCCTGAACCCCCGCTCTACGAGCCTTATGTTGCAGCTTATCAAGCCTCTTTTTAGTGATGAACAATCTCATTATCATTCTCCGCAGTAGTAGATGATCGACGACTTGCCCAAGGTCGAAAAAGAGTAACTCCTTGAACCTGATCTGACGAAAAACCATCTTCGCTTAATAGATGAGTAAAAAAGTCAGCCACGTAAAAAACAACTGCTTTAAAAGGTGATTCCTGCCGCTCAAGCCTTTGGAGCGACCTATCAAATATAATAGCTCGGCAGTGAGCACACAACTTCAGCCGCTTCAATCCCACCTGAGTAGCTTTTAGATCAAAGGTAAAGCGTCCGCAGCCAATTCTTTCACAATGCTCTCGACTGGACAATATTCCCTCAAAAAATGAATAAGGGCTGACCGGACGAATTCCGGTCAGCCCGGTTGCTATCTTGTCGAATTTGTTAACAAAAAACCAAAACTACACTCTGCTAAGTTAAGAGAAACTCTACTCTACTGAATAGTCTTACATCCAATAGCCATCGCTTGAGCAACAAATGACTTTACTACCTCTTTGTCCTCTGGAGAGCAAGAGACTTCAATGTCACCATGAATAACCATTACAGTCGCATCAAGACCTTCACCATCAAGGAGTTTTTGCAAGCGAGTTAAATACTCAATCATGAAATTGCTATGCTCTCTTTGCTCGAAAAAATTAAGGGTTGAGTTCATCAGTTCCCTCCTTCAACCTCGATGGGTCAATTCTTCCTGCCTCGGCGAAACCCTTAGCTCGCAACTCACAAGCAGGGCAAGAGCCACAACCCCCTACGACTCCTTCATAACAACTATGAGTCATAGCCATAAGCTGATCGGTTCCTCGAAGTTCATAAAAATACTGAACAATCTCAGCCTTGCTCATCTCGATCAAAGGAGTATGAATCTGAACCGGACAATCTAATGCTCGATGAAGAGTGTTTTGCATAGCACTCATTGCGTAAGGTCTGCAATCTGGATAATTTGAGTAATCAATATGATTAACTCCAATAACCAAATTAATCGGCTCTCGATGATCCTTTGACAGTTGATAACCAAATGCCGCCGCCACTGTCAAAAACAAAATATTTCGACCGGGAACAAAGGTAGTAGGTAATTCCGTATTCTTATTAAACTTAATCTCCTTTGTATGATTGATAAGAGAATTATCGGTCAAGGCTTTAAAAGCTCCAGTTAAATCTACCACGTGCCGACGAATCTTCACATACCTACAAATATTCGCCACCGCATGATTCTCTGCCTCAAAATGACGCTGGCCATATTTAAAACTGATAGCTATTGGCTCGTCGTCAAATTGTTTCAGTGCCCAGATAAGACAAGTAGCAGAGTCTTGCCCACCAGACAGTAAAACGATAGGATAGTTAGCCATTTCTACTCTCTTTTTTATTGCAACAAAGCGGGGACGCGTTTAGGTGAAGGCCAACCAATCGAAGGCTCAAGGTGAGCAGGATAGGAAGGTTACGCGTCCCCAAGTTTAGTAATTAAAGTCATTAAACAAGATTTCGATTCTTGGATGAACATCCGATTCAAACAACCACTCTGAAACATCAACTTTAATTCTAATATACGATCCTTTTCGAGAGACCTCAACTACTTTAGCAACCACAGACACTTCACTATTTTCTTTTAAAGAGTTAACCCACTTACGTCGCTGAGTTGGAGTCATGTAATCAGTTATCGAAGTGGAAACGGTTCCTCGAAATTTATATCCAAACAAAAATGCCGCTACCAGCCCCACAAGAACAATAATCACTAAACCAAAAGTCAATAACTCAAGATTCATATTGACGCTCCAACCAAAAGTTAATACTATGCAGCTCATCCCCTGTCATTTTCTTTTGCGCCCAACGCAAATAGTCACTCGGAGTATCCTTAATTAACTTACCTCGATGCTTTCCGACTGGCCACTCATTCAACAAAAAAGGTCTTTCCATCCAGCTTTTAAATGCCCAGTTCGGATATTTCCTCTTAAACAAGCTGAATAATAATTGTAAAAGATTTAAAGTTATCATAACATCTTCAAGAGCTCCATGAGCTCCGGAGGTATCAATATTATAATGCTTTCCAAGAGTAGCCAATTTATAGTTTTCTACCTCTCCTACTGGAACTAATCGCTTGGCAAGGACAAAAGAGCAAAACCTCCAGGTTGGTTTACCAGGCGGCCAAACCCCACATCTATCCATCTCACAACGAACGATAGTTTGATCATAAGGAAGATTATAAGCAGTAAGAATCAAGCCACTACTATAATCGAAAAATCGAGGCAAAACTTCTTTTATAGTTGGGCAGTTGACTACATCCTTGTCTTTAATACCGTGAATTAAAGTTGCTGTACTGGGAATAGGTATTTCAGGATTAACCCGCTCTTGAAAAGTCTCTATTATCTTTCCATCTGGATCAATCCGAGCAACCGCTAACTCTACTATTCTGGCGCGGTCTCGAATCTGACCAGTCGTCTCCGTATCCAAAATAATAAGCTCATCATCTAAAATCCAACTCACCTTACCCTCTTATAAGTTTTGCAAGACTTTCACGAATGTCCATACCATCAATACCATCTCCAATAGTATGCCAACCTTCCACTTTCTCTCTGGCAAAAAGCTCAATGCGAGGAAGATTGCCAAATAATTTCTCAATCTTCTGATGAATTATTTTTGGTTTGCGAGAATGTTCCCGCACTGGGCAATAAGTCAGCTCCCTAACACTATGATCAACTGGAGACATACTTCCTTTCACTCCTAACAAAACATATTCAGGGTTAGCTCTTGTATAATAACCCATTCCAATATGATCGCGCCCAGTGCGAGTTCTTTTTATCCACGTAAAAACAATACATTTAAACTCAAACCCCCATCCTTTTATAACCTCGAAACTCTCTTTCAAAACAGCGCGGCCTGTCCAAAGGAAGAGAGCGCAGTTTTTATCTGCAATCTGAAAAACGGGCAGAGCTACAATCTCATCCAAAGACATAACCGAATAGTGATGAACCGCTATTCTAACACTTTCCTTATCCGACCAAACCTTAAACTCCCAAGGCGGGTCTGCAAGAATAATTGAGTATTTAGTCTCTACCAAAGCCCAAAGGCAAATCAGCACTGTCGAAAAAGTCGACAGGATTCTCTAACTCCTCACAACCCATCTCAATAGTTTCAATATCAATTGGATGAGTCTGAAGCTCGCCTCTTACAGTAGCCAAGCCCTCGTCGAAACTATCTACGTTTAAGGTTATAAGCTCTTCCAGCTTCTCCGCAATTACTGAGTCCCGCAGATTCTCTGGAAGATTATCCAGCCACTCCCCATACTCAGACAGCAAATCACTGAGTTCTTCTTGAGCAGCTTTAACTTGAGTGCAGTGCTCTTCGATCTTATCCGCTTGATCATCTATAGTGTCCTCTGAGATTAACAATCGGATGGCCTCTATCGCTGTGAGGATTTCACTGCAAGCGTTCTGCCAACGCTTTGGTCGAGAGATTGTCGCCATTATCTACTCCTCAATAAATTAACAAAAATTTAATTCGCAAAAATAAACCCGATAATTAAATATACCTATCCCCTAAATACCCATTTTACTAACGGGGCAGCTTAACCCAAAAATTTATAGGTCGCCTTTCCAACGGTAAACTAAATAACCCGTAGCAGCACGATGTCTTTCAACAAGGTTATAATCGTACAGTTGATTTAGTACTTTTACCACCTCTTGAAGTTTTAAACTTAGCCTCTTTCGCAAGTCTACCGCGCTAAGAGGGGTTTTTGCTTGCTTGAGTGCTTCAATAACAGGATGCTCAATTTTCACTAACTTTTCCCTTTTCCAAAAAAACTTGGCGTCACCTGATAGAATGATGCAGGTAACCTCATAAAACCAAAAGTAATTTCGCTAAAACGCGCAACTCCTCTTGGATTAAGCAGTGACTACTCACTAACTCTATCCCGCAGCAACTCAAGTCGTTGGATAATATCTTCCAAGACCTGCCGCTCCCGCACATCGCCCCCACTATTAACAATCCAGGTCTTCTTGACCCGCGCTTTAAGCCTCTTAATAACCCAGCCGTATTTCCAATCAAACGCCAATGGTTCAGGTATTGGTATTCCCCGCCCTATGAGGGACGCTATTAGGGCCACTCGCATCTTGCGGGCTTTTCGTATGGATGCCCGCATAGTTTTCCCAAGCTCAAAGTTTCCTCGCCCAAAATCCTCGAACCACGCCCTCCAGACCCGTTTTTTCGGATCATACCAGATTGTTATTGGATAGCTCATTTCACTCCTCCTTTGTTAGTTCCTTCTACCCGTTGTTGGCTTTCTGCATTGCCACCACTTCTGCCACTATTACCTGTTGGCCAGCCTGCTTGCCAACAGATCTCCCAACACTGAACGCCAGATATAGGAACAGCAGGGCGAGGAATGCTGTAAGTATGGATTTCACAATTTCGACAACGACAGTTGCCTGAAAACGCTCTCCTCGATATTAACTCTCCAGGTGCCCTCAGCCAGCTCTGGGTATAACAGTATTGCCGTTTTCCAGAACCTGGCACTGGCCGATTTTGAGAGTGCCGCCCCAAATTCCATCAACAGATGACCCTTTTCGTTCTCGTCGGAAAGTTCCTTCAGGTGAGGCTTATCCGCCTTGCGGATTTTGATTTCCCTAAGCTTTGCTTCCATTTCCTTTTCCTCCTTTTTTTCCTTTCCCCACCATCTCACGAAGTTCAGCAATCCTTCCTTCCTTTTTCTTTAACTGCCGCTGCATCATTCGATAAATAGCTCTCTTGCCGTTCCACCAAGAGTTGACGATAAGGCAACTATTAGACTTATCGCAAAGATCCCGATTATGCAAATCCAGAAATCACTCGTCTATTCCATTACTTACTCCTTCCTTATTCTTGCTCAGCACCTGCCACAGGCACCTTGCTCTGACTCCAGCAGGAGCGGATACTATTCCTCTCATAACTTTTGCTGACAGGTCAGCAACTTCTGGATTTGCATTCTTTGATGAATCCCAGAGAAGCCTTACAAACTTTTGATGCTGCTCATCATCCAGTATCTTGTTCTCGACTCGATTGCAAGCGGTGAGGTCTTCAAAGTAGTTGGGAAGTCTCAAGAAAAGCTTATGAGGATTCCACCCCATATACTTGCCTCTGCCAGTGCCAGCATAACAGAGGTCAATCTCTGTCCACCCGTCAGACTCTGCTAATACTTTACAGATTTCATCTTTAGTTGGTTCGGTCATTTTGTCTCCTTACATTTAATTAAACACCAGAGCTTCGTCCAATTTGGCGCTGTTGGTGATGTCTGTTGTTTTCACGTTTTACTTCTTCTAATACGTGGCTTCATTTTACCCCCTGTTTGAATTACTCTACCGGATAGAGACCGCGCTACAATTATTCCTTGCTATTAATTTTTGATAAACTAAGAAATATGGTTTTATCTTTAGCTTTAATAGCTTCAAGAATTTTTTTAACAAAATCATCAGAAATACCAGGCGGCGCACCAGTTATCATTTTAGACACGATGTTCTTGTGTACTTGACAAACGCGGTTTCATCTTTTATCCTGAATTTCTCTCTGGTTGCCGAAAAGGGCTCAAACGCCGATTAAGGCGCTGTGCGGGGTTTTAGTTGATTGCCTTGATGCAATCTTACCAAACACCTCGGCTTGCGCACGCTTGTATTCCCGCCAAGCTGGGGCTTCAACACGCTCGTATTCCTGACAAGCTTGAGTTCTAATACGCTTGTATTCCTGCCAAGCTGGGGCTTCAACACGCTCGTATTCCCACGAAGTTTGATAGACCGAGGAAAGAGCTTGAGTTCTAATACGCTCGTATTCCTGACAAGCTTGAGCTTCAACACGCTTGTATTCCTGCCGAGCTTGAGCTTTAACAAGCTCGTATTTCTGCTGAGCTGGGGCTTCAATACGCTCGTATTCCTGCCGAGCTGGGGCTGACAGCAAATTACCCGCGGCCCAATGCCAGTCAAATTCTTCGGCGTGTTTGAGGCAGAGTTTTTCGCTGACCTCTACCGATTCACCGAACAGCTCCCTAAACCTGTCGATTTGCTTTTGGCAAGCCTTAAGCTTCTCAAGCTGCTTCGCTATTATTATCATCTTCCTGCCTCCTTCAGTTTGTCCTCTCCTTTCGGCGGTAATCGCCACAGGTTCCGGGATGTTTGCTTCCCCTTCAAGCTTGATTCCAAATGAAGGATAACATTACTATCTATATCCACTTCTATAATAGGCATCGGCTCACTCCTAAAAAGACAGGGGGAGCGTCGGTCGCTGTCGGCAGGATTTGGTACATCTACTACATCTGCGCTGTGGGTAAATGGAGTAGAGCTGAACCGACGCTCGCAGCCTGTCTAATGTTTGGCTCGCTGGCCAGATTCGATGCTGGCAAGCGAGGGGCGTCTGTATAAGGGTATAAGTAAGCCTTATATCTGTCCCATAGGGATGGTTCACGCTCCCTCCGTTTCCTATGGTCGTCGGCGTCTATCTTCCGCCACAGCGAGCCAATTTACCTCGTTTGCATATAAGGAACATCAAATGTCGCATGATCATCTATCTCAGGCTCCTCCTCATACGCAATCACAATAATATCGTAAGGATTTTCAAGAGGAGAATAATCACCAGTTGCTAAAATCATAGCTGCCTCCAGCTTCTTCAAAGATCTATGGCACCTCTTCGGCAGATCCCCATATCTTAATCTACAAGCTGAACAAGTGTTATATTTAACACACTCAGCTTTGCAAATAATGCACCTATTAAGTACCTGCTTTGTAACTTTTTCCTTTCTCATAGATCTCAATTCGGGCCTCTATCTGAGCCACAATTTTACCAATTTTAAAGATTACTTCTCCATCTTCAACAGTTTTAGCTATATCAGAAAGAGATTTCGCCCAACTATCCATCATAGAAAGCTGAACGAAAATGCCCCCCTTAACTATTCCTTTAGTCATAATCTCTCCTTAAGTAACTTCTCCTTAAATATACTAAACTATCAATTTACCTTTTTAGTGATGCATTGATAAGCCGCTGCTCATTACCTACCAGGAATTAAATATCCCGGATTCATCGAATACAGGATAAACTGGCTGAGGGACAGTCTGCGAACGCCATTCACAGGGGATGCGCCTCCTGTTCGCAGAGGCGGTCTCCTGCTGAAGACCCAACCCTACTTATAGTCCCGGTCTTTCACCCAAGCTTCCTCCATACCCGACCGGAAAGGCATATAAATCGCCACAATTCGGCTTTCAGATCGACTTCCATCCAATGACCGGCATAAAGATACTTTTAACTCGACTTACTACCAGACCTTTCTAAAAGCCCACCAAGGACCAAGTATATAATGGTGCCCATCTGATACACTGACCCGCCAACCACAATTTCCACTGGACCTCCAACCAAAGATAAGACGAAATTCTGCTTTCCTTAAAGTTCGAAATATAATCCAGTCCTCTTCTCCAGCTTCTTTAAATACAAAATAAAAATCGTAAGTCAAAGAATCACCATCCTCATCATAACAATCCCAAGACAAAGTAATTTCATGGCCTTCGCATCTATAACCATCCTCTGGAAAAGGATTAAAAGGGACAGTCGGAGGATGGTTGCTTATCATAGTGGGACAATCCTTGTTACATCCTACCACTAAAAGTCCGCCCAAGATTAAAACTCTTATTATCGACTTCATCGTTCTCTTCTCCTAATCTCGAAAGTTTATCTTATAGAAATATACCCAATAAGGACAAGAGCGTTCCTGAACCCAGGAATAAGCTGCCTAATTGTTGAAATTAGGTCTTTTAGGATGGTAAAAGTTGAGGGTTTTTGCTAAAAGCCGATAGTGGAGGCCGGATGGATATAAATATAGGGATGAATGGAGACAGGATTGTGGGGCAAGGCCTTTTGGGGAAGTGAAAATTAGGGATTTTTTGTTGAATAGTAAGTGGGAGGCGGTGAGTTTGGGGTTTGAAACAAAAAGTCCTCATCCCAAATTAGGAAATCGGGTTCGATTTTTCAAATGATTGATAATGATAATGTTGATTATGATATGATTGATAATGATATGATTGATAATGATAATGTTGATAATGATAATGTTGATTATGATATGATTGATTCTGGATATATCCTATCGAATCCCGATAAAATTCCTAATTCCTATATCGCCTTAATTTATTAAGATATATCCTTATTATCTTACGGATTTCAATATCCAATCTTAATATATTAAGGATAAATTCGTTGGATATTAAGAATGTAAATCCTTAATAATCAACACTATCACCCTTAAAAACTCATTCCTTAATATATTCAGATATATTCTTATTATATTAAGGATAAAATCATAAGATTTCCACTGCTAAATCTTTAATAACCAACGATTTACGATCCACAGATATTTCCATAGAAGATTGATATAGATAGGAAGGATTTAAGGATTGTATTTGATTAAATTCTTTATAATCAACGATTTAATTGCCACGATTATTTTTTAATTTATTCAATATCATCCAATTTTCATAGGATTCTATCCTATATATGATTAAATTGAAAATAAAAAGATCAATCAAAGGAAAGGAAAGGAAATGAAGGAAAGATCAATGAAGGAAGGAAAGGAAATCAAATCCTTATTCGATAAGGAATTTGATTTCGTGATCAGATTGATTCGATTCGCGGAAGATTCTGATGAATCGAATGAT